CAGTAAATGTCAGTAAATGTCAGTATATCTATGGTTTGCTATTAGGTATAATATATGTGTAGAAGTTGCCACTAAGCGACTACTACTCACTCTTTCCTTAGGACAAATCAAAACACAACAACAAGCACGCCCATAAAAGAGCGTGCCTTTGTTGTATATGGGCGAAATGGAACGTATAGCGCTAACGGTCGCAGAGTAGCAGCGCAACCATATTTGATTTGGTGAGTGAAACACTATACTTTTTTCTAATTTCAATTTGAAAGTAAGTGTTAAGACAAAAACTTTATATGTAGAACTACTGCAAACTGATATAGGTTAAGTCGAATATCTTCACTTTAGAGCTTATACATTATCACTTTCATAGATACGAACTTACCCTACATTGGTTACACATTGAATACTGACAACTAGCAGCCTCCAAAAGAAACTTATTCATATTCTTGTTGTTACTTAACCTAACACGATTACGATCCATCAAATTGTTAGTTGTTGGTATTGAGTGTGTAATGATCATTGAAAACTAGGTGTGTTTCTCTTTTCCAACTTTGTAATTTCTTATTCGTAGTTGAACCTCAGAATGTATAAATTGTCATATCATCAACGCACCTAGTTTTGAGTGATTATTGAAAACTGGAGTTATATTTGTTTCCTAGGTACTTAACACACGATATAGAGTTTTAGAAGAAATGCTAATTCCTATGTGTTACATCGACAAGAGAGCGATGGTGTAACTCCGGTTTTGAATAATTAACATAAACAAAATGAATAAATTTATCACAAAATGGGGTATATCCACGGCGATATACTCCATTTCTTGCATAAATCTATCATAAAGGGGAGATTATGACAGATGTAATGTGTTGTAAAAAGAAATGCCTTAACAATAAGAATGGCATATGTACCGCAAAGACAATAGAGTATGACGGCTTGTGTCAAACATATATCACCTGTGGCGGTGCAAGTAAATGTAATTATGGGTTATGCGTTAGGTCGCATGGGAAATTGAAAAGGAAAGGTGGCGAAGTACTTAAATGATTAAAGCAATAAAAGAATACTTTGAAACAAGAAAACTATTCAAACAAGCAGCCAAGGACTTAAACAATAAAGACCTACAGGCTAAAGCTAAATATGCTTATGAACATCGTGGCGATACAATGATTACACTCATTGATGGTTTAGCAATCATATGTGGTGTATTAATCTTAATCGGTATTGTGTGGTGTTGGATGTGAATTACCAACCAACGATAAAGAAACTGCTTAAAGCATTACAGATGAACGGCAGACGATATGTAGTTGATGTAAGGCAATCATGGAGTAAATACGATAAACCTTGCAAGATATATATTGTCAGTCGAATGTACACGGACGAGGAATATAAACTAACATTCCCTCATAAGTACAAAAAGGGTAAGACCTTTAAACAAGGACAACTCTATAAGAAAGAAAGTGAGTACAGTAGCACCAAGCAACACGAGGTGTTACTTTTTTTAGTTAAGACATATAAAGGTGGTGAGTAACATTGACGAATATAGAAGAATTAGCACAAAAGCTAACTAAGAAAGAACGCATATTCGCTGATGAATACGTTAAGACCACCAACGGAACACAAAGCGCAATTACTGCTGGATATTCAGAAAAGACGGCAAGAAGTAAGGGTAGTCAGTTATTAACAAAAATAAACGTGCGCCAATATATAGATGCAGTCATGAACGAACGCAGCAAAGACACAATCGCAACGGCTGATGAAGTGTTGGAATATCTGACTAGGGTTGTGCGTGGTGAAGAAAAAGATGCGTTTGGTTTAGATGTATCTGTTGCCGATAAAACGAAAGCAGCTGAACTCCTAGGTAAACGTCATATGCTATTTACCGATAAAGTGAAACTAGATGCAGAAATAGAAATTGATATATCAGACCGAATGAAACAAGCAAGGGTGAAATCCGATGAAGTACAACAAGGCACAACTGATTGATGCGTTGGGTTCGTTCACTCATGATCCGTTGGGTTTTGTCTACTTTGCATTCCCTTGGGGAGAAAAAGGAACACCGCTTGAAAAGTTTGATGGACCAGATGAATGGCAAATTAAAATCTTAAAAAAGATTGGGGATGAATTAAAGAAAGGCAAAAGCCTTTCAAAGGCAATTAAAATTGCAATCGCATCAGGTCATGGCATTGGAAAATCAACATTAGTATCGTTTCTTATTTTATTTGCTATGGCTACACACGAAAACACAAGAGGTGTAGTTACTGCTAATACAGAAAAACAGTTATCGTCTAAAACATGGGCGGAGTTGAGTAAGTGGTACAACCTGTTTATCGGTAAGGAACTATTTACATACACCGCTACTGCTTTATTTAGTGCTGACAAACAATACGAGAAAACATGGCGGATAGATGCTATTCCGTGGTCGGAAAGCAACCCTGATGCATTCGCCGGTCTACATAACCAAGGAAATCGTATCCTTATCATATTTGATGAGGCATCTTCTATAGCAGATATTATTTGGGAAGTTGCAGAGGGTGCTTTAACGGATAAGGAAACAGAAATTATATGGTGTGCATTTGGAAACCCTACTAAAAATAGTGGACGTTTTAGAGAATGTTTTAGGAAGTATCGCAATTACTGGCACACAGAACAAATTGATAGTAGAACTGTTAAAGTTTCAAACAAAGTTTTGCTAAATGAATGGGTCGAACTCTATGGGGAAGATAGCGATTTTGTAAAAATTCGTGTTAGAGGTATATTCCCTAGTGCATCTGATACACAATTTATATCTGCATCAATAGCAGATGAGGCACAGAAACGAGTATACAAGGTAGGGCAGTTTAATAACTTACCAACGATTATTGGTGTTGACCCAGCGTGGACTGGTGGCGATACATTAGAAATTGTAATGCGTAACGGCTACTCCATGAAGTGCCTAGCAACTATTGAAAAGAATGACGATGATATGCGTATAGCACAACTCGTCGCACAATTTGAGGATGAATACAAAGCAGATGCGGTGTTCATTGACCAAGGCTACGGAACTGGTATTTATAGTATCGGTAAATCAATGGGTAGACGATGGCGGTTAGTTGCCTTTGGTGGTGCTAGCCCTAATAATATGTATCTCAATATGAGAGCGTATATGTGGGGTGAGATGAAAGAATGGCTAAAAGAGG